CTTGCTCCTGCACATGGTCACATATTTTTATAAAATCCAGTTCTCTGCGCTATTTTCGTCGCAGTATAAAGATTGGACTCCCTAGGCCAGAAATGGAGCTTAAGGTCACTATAGGACATAGCGCCTTGTTTGGCGTAGGACAATGGAAGGTCACCGGCGAAGAATCGCTTACGAACATCCTCATAAGCCGGTCCGCGCAACGTGAGCTCGGCCATCTCGACCATAACCCATGGATTGCGCGTTATTATCCCATCGTGGATGAAGCGTAGAAACTTATAAGCTTCAGAATTGGCACCAGCAGTATCCACCATCAACCCCCGCAACTTCAACAAGTAATGCGAGACGGTCTCACCGCCGACCGTATGAGCGGCCTTGCAGTAATAATCCTCAGTTGGGCGAAACGGCATATACGGGTATCTAATCGGATCCGGAATATGCGCCTCAACGAACGACGGCATACTCGATCGAACAAACCGACGCTGCAGGAATTTCGGCCCACAGCGCGTCACTCGATTTAACGCATCCACCTGGGTGTCCAACGGATGACAGTCGCGGCTACCGAAGTAAACCGCACACTCCTCAAACTTCAAGTTGAGGCCCAGCTGATCATGCAAATACGAATCCAATGCAACCGGCTTATCACCCGGGAGCCTATCAACCCAATCCTTGCCCACCCAGTACGGGTAAACATAGGATGGGAGCATAGCGAGATGATCATCACCGTAGATCCAAAGCGGTAACGGCCACACCTTCCTCCAGTGTGTCGCCTCCGTTATCTTCCGCTCCCCGACCAGGCAACGATAAACCCAGTCGGCCCATATCTCAAACGCCAGCCAGCAATACACGGTGTCACCCCACGACGTGAGGAGCGACCCGGAGAACATCATACCAATGACTATTCTATCCTCCCCATTGAACAGGTGCAGAAACTTGCTGACCAAGTCGTCCGTTGACCACTCCATCAGGAACCGCAAGATGGGGTAGTCGGGCGCCTTATTGTTGTAGAAGAAGAGCATCATCATCCCGACAATGGTAAGAACCGCAGGCGACAGGGAGAAGTCCAACTTCTTGAAGTCCCCGTCGGCGGCGAACCACTCGAACAGCCCATCCTCATACTGAACAAGATGGCGGCGAAGAAAATCCATGCCGTGTCCACTCTTGCTCCATCCAATAGCAACCGGCGGCACCGTGTAGAACTGTTCC